GCTCTGCGTAACCACTGGTGTAGTGGTCTCCCTTCGGGGAGTGCAACCATTGCATCATAGCAAAGCGTTCTCCTGGTACTACTTGAGGCGAAGAGGTAGTCATCCCCCAACGCCTGTATACGTAGCGCTGCAAATCCACGTCCCACCTTTTTTGGAGGTGTTCCGCGGACCCGCCGCAAAACGATACTAGTCCGGAGACCCTAGAAACGGGCGGTACAACCGGAAGTTGTCTCACGACAAACTCCGGCAGAAGGTTTTTCACACCTTCGGCCGCATGCCAAAAACCTCTTTGAAAGAAGTTGTTGCTGGCATCAATAATAGACTGCCGTTTTTCGGGACCATCGACATCTATGAAAGACAGCTTGGTAGGGGTTACATCATGACCCCTCCACGCATCCATTCCGCAGGATTCCCTGAAGTGACCTCGGTGGAAGCTTTTTGAGCTATTCACCTTAAGGCCCAAGGTTTCCAATAGGAAGCATAGATTGTCATATCCAGTTGTGGGGACGATGATGTCGTCCCCAAAGACACGTACTCGGTTCCGGTACGCATACCAATCTTCCCAATCCTCACATCCGGCTGACGCCAGAGCGAGGACGAGGAAAACGATAGTCTGCACCGGAAAAGTGACAGCTGTCCCTTGACTAGCGAACTTCGCCAGTTCAAGTTGACTCCCGTCAAACAGGGTGATGAACCTTGTTCGACTGGAGTGCAAAGCACGGAGGAGCGAGGGGTTCTTGCGAAAGACCCTCTCAACCACCTTGCAGGATAGACGATCACTTGCATCACTCAGGTCAACGGTCGCAAGCGACCTATCTGAAGATGCCCTGAGAACCATAGCAGCGGACAAATCTTGCCGACGGAAGTTGACCAGATGGCCCTTGGTAAGGCCATCCAGTCTGTCGACTAGAAATGCACGTATGACCTGCTGGCACCATTGGTGCTCGACAGGCTCTGCGGCTATGAGTCTTGGTTTAGTGGCCGTTTTCGGAACGGCTACCATCCTCGACGCCTCCTCGATTCGTAGAGGTTGGGATTCACGATCGCTCGCGATTGTCCCGAACTCACGATAAGGGAAGGTGTTCTCAAGCTTGGCGCTCCATGTCAGGAACTCGTACTTGTTACGGTACTTGCTCCCAACGGCTACAGCGCCAGGTCCGTGTCTAAATCCTGTTCTACCATCTCGAGAGCCGACGCTTGAAGCATCAGCATAGGCAAAGGGGTCGAATGACCCCAAACTCATGGCTAATTGATCAGCGAGACGCTGAGCTCTTGCCAGGAGATTCCCTCCACGCCAGTAAGCCGTGAGGCTATCTGGACAACCAGGTAAAGGGTCACCGCAAAAGTCGTTAAGACTAAGCGCTGTCCCAACCCGGTCGGGATCGAGAGTCTCTTCGGACCATTCGAGGTCCGGGAGAGGTAACGAGCAATCCATTTCCGCATATTCTACTCCTTTGAGCTGGATAAGCTTATCGGGGCAGAGCTCCTTCAACCTTTTGCCGACAACCGAAAGTTGGCGCAGGAAGAGTATGGAGTTGGGATCTGGATCGTCCAACAGGATTCCATCAGAGTTGAACACGCGAAGCCATAGTCCCGCAAACAAACGCGGCACATTGGCGGTCTGAGAGAACCGATGACTAACCGGTCCTTTTAGGCTCAGTCGTCCTGATTCGAGACCCTCCAGGAGGAGAGTATCGAGATTAGGAAGGTCACTGGTCCAAAAACCAGTGCCCCGTGCTTTACTACAATGGGTGAGTCTGTCAATATCTCTATCGAATGACTCGGTTGGATATGTAGCTGCAACGTCTCTGACGATGCAACTAGCGATGTAGAGAAATCTACTAGCTTGGCTTTTCATACAGAACTCCGTTAAATTGGGGTGGTGTATCCAAGTCAGCATCTCCATGCGAATGCCAGTGCTCGTAAAAGCACTACGTGGCGCCGCAGTCTCCTAGGGGACTACGACTCCCAAGCCAGAAGCTTGGTCACGTTTGCATCCGTACAGAACTCCACTACGTCGTTGAGAAATCCCAACGCCGCGACCGGAGCATCATTGTAGTCGATCTCGAAAACTGCGTAGGCCTTCCGGATAACATCCGGCTTACCTGCGACAGTCGCAAAGACGCGACCCGTGATTTCGATGTTATGTCGATCAACACGGATATTTCCTCGCGTCTTATCAACCCGTGAATTGTGACGGATTTTGAGGCCCGTCTCAACCAGGTTGTCACCATAACGGTACTCCGAGGAGTAACCGTCTTGGTTGATCTTCTTATACGTGATGCCACCGACCAATAGTGTGTCGCCGAACATGTCATTCTCCTTGTTGCTTTTGAGTGTTAAGGTGTGCGCCTACCAAGGCGATCAAGCACCCCGATACTCGCGAGCAATCCAGTCTGCCCTGCGTCAAGCAAGGGCATTCTGAACGTAACGCTTTCAGGAACTATGTCGCGACTCTTCGTAACGAACCTCGCCCGTAAAGGCGAAACGACTACTCCCGGTGGGAGCGGGTCGTAGTGTCCGGTCGAAATAGTCTCGATCTCGTGCATGATATTTAGCAACGAGACATCGCCATCTACGATATTTCGGTGACCTTCCAAATAGTCTCCGATATTCGAGAACCAATCGTCAAACCATGACCATGGAATCAAGTTCCAGGCCGTGGCGAAGTCGATGGTTAATCCTTGAAGGATCTGGCGTGCGTAGTACTCTTGTGATTCGATGGTGGGCGCGAACGTGCCCCCAATCCAACGAATGTGCCCCTTCACCTTGTGACGCGTAACTTGCGCTAAGCGACCGGTGATTAGAGCACCTTGGGTGTGGAAGTACCTTCCAGGCAAAACCTGGGAGGCGCTTACCTCATCTAAGACGAGAGTTTTCCTGTAGGTCCCATCAAACAATGCTTTCAAATCTTTCATCTTCCGTTGCATGCGCGATGTGAAATCGCCCATCTTCAGGAGGTCAGAGATCAATGGAGCAATGTTGAAAGCAATCTCAAGGTTGGCCTCGTGGCCGCTCTTGAGGAGCTTTAGTAACGGCGTGTCTTTTACGAGACGATCGCCTTCTTCTCGAAGAGCCTCTGGAATGAACTTCGTTTCTAGTCCAGTCAAAGGCAAATCAACGAGAGGACGTGAAGGGTTAGTACGGTAGCGTAATTGCACCGCATACTCCCCGTCGGTTACTGATGGAGTAGGAAGGTGCGTCCGTTGGGACGCATCATCCGCATTGTCACACAAATAGTTCACGTAGCCGTAGTCATACCAGTTGGTACGGGGTTTGTTAATCCTCGCACCTTCTAGGTTATACGACGATACACGGAAATACTGCCCATCTCCAGGACCAGGTAAGTCGACGCATGTCGACGTGCCCGCCTGGATGGGGTAGCCCCCGTACGTCCCGAAGGACGTTTCGGCCCACCCTTGGGTGTCCCGAAGTATTT